AGCTACGATAGGTTTACTACGACTGACAGTTGCTTCTATTTCAAACCACAATTCGCTGACATAAGCGAACAACAATTTAGTTTCGCTATGAAGATTGATGAATACTTGGCATTGTATCACAAAGAGCTACAAGCCAAAGGACACCAAGCGACTATCAAGGTTGAGTATGACTGCACAGGCAAGGCAGAAAACCCACACTACACAAAGTTAAGAAGTGAGTTATCTCAAGACTTCGCTGATGTAGCAAGGGCTAATGGAACTTACGAGGACTTTGCTTTGTTTGCTGATGAACGAAACTATGGTTGGACTGACCATACACCAAGTGTAATGGATAGCGACTATGGTAAGTTTCGCAAACTTGTTGTGAGTGGTAGTTGTCATTCTCGTTGTATGATGATGTCAAATGAAACTGATTGGCTAATGCTTAAACAATTTGAGAAAGCTAAATCAATGCTAATCAATGCACACACCGAGTTATGGAAAACAAAAAACGAACTCATAGTTGATATGAACTCTATCATTGACCAAGCTAAGTTTATTGGCGACATAGAGCAGTATTGGACTAATGTTAGAGAGTGTGTAAACTTCGAGAACTCTGACATAGGCAAGGAATTGTCCATAGTAAGTGAACAGACCAAGACACGACTTTCACAAGCTATGAACAACATAAAGCTAGACGATAAAGAGCCGACAGTTGCGGTTGTCGCAAGTGGTGGCTTCTCTCTAGTGAATTAGTGTGTTGGGGGTATGGTAGTCATATCTGTAAAACCCCCAATGCCCTTGAGGCTTGGAGCTTGGAGCTTAGAATAAATAAGGGGGTGGCCCTCAACGAGGGCCGATGATTAGTCGATGAATTGTTTAGCAATGTATAGGAACGACAATCCACACATAGCAAGTCCAAATAGTGGAAAGCCAGATACAGCACAAAGCAGACCACAAACATTTAGTAGTATTACAGGTATTATAAATAACATAGTATATCCTTTCTGTTAATATCCCATATAGTATAGAGGTCCCAATACATTGTCAAATATAAAATGACTTAGGGGGTGGGTATACCCCAGATCTAGTACAAGGGGTCCCACATACATACCATATATAGCTTGATTTATAAGTTTATAGAGCGTAAAATCGTTTTCACTAAAAAAACTAAGGTGCAAAAATTTTTTGTAAAATTTTTTTCAAATGCTAACGCCAGAACAAATTGCAAACCTCCCACCGGATACTAAAAAAGAATACATGCAAACTGTATTGTTGTTGGAGGAAAAAAGAAAACAGCAAAACATAAAGGATGATTTTTTATCTTTTGTAAAACATTTATGGCCAAACTTTATAGAAGGTGAACACCATAAAATTATGGCTGACAAGTTTAACAAAGTGCAATCTGGTGAAATAAAAAGATTAATAATTAACATGGCACCCAGACACACAAAGTCAGAGTTTGCATCTAACTTTTTACCTGCATGGATGATCGGTAAGCAACCAGATTTAAAAATTATCCAGGCAACAAATAATGCAGAGCTTGCAGTCAGGTTTGGTCGTAAAGCAAAATCTTTGATGGACACAGATGATTATAAAAAAATATTTAACACCAGACTTCGAGAAGATTCTAAAGCTGCAGGTAAATGGGAAACAGATCAGGGCGGTGAATACTACGCAGCCGGTGTTGGTGGATCAATCACTGGTCGTGGTGCAGACCTCTTGATCATAGACGACCCGCACTCAGAACAAGACGCCATGAATATGGCATCGTTTGATCGCGTTTACGAATGGTATACGAGTGGACCGCGACAAAGACTTCAACCTGGTGGTAGAATTATTTTGGTTATGACAAGATGGAATGTAGCTGACCTAACAGGTAAACTACAAAGAGCACAAAAAGAACCAAAGGCAGACCAGTGGGAAGTAATAGAGTTCCCTGCTATCTTGCCATCAGGCAAACCTGTGTGGCCAGAGTATTGGAAACTAGAGGAACTAGAATCAGTCAAAGCATCTGTTGCAATCGGTAAATGGAATGCACAGTATCAACAAAACCCAACTGCAGAAGAAGGTAGTATTATAAAACGTGAGTGGTGGAAAGAATGGCCAAAAGACACGCTACCACCTCTTGCACATGTCATACAATCTTACGATACAGCTTTCATGAAGAAAGAAACATCTGACTATTCTGCTATTACAACCTGGGGCATATTCTATCCAAACGAGGAAGGTGAGGCTAATATTATACTTCTTGACGTCGTAAAAGACCGATACGAGTTCCCCGAACTACGCAGAGTGGCTAAGGAACAATACGACTATTGGCAGCCAGAAACCGTCATAGTCGAGGCTAAAGCATCGGGGCTCCCGCTTACATACGAACTTAGACAGATGGGCATACCGGTTATTAACTTTACACCTAGTCGTGGAAATGATAAACATACTAGAGTAAACGCTGTTGCGCCAATATTCGAGGCGGGCATGGTTTGGTACCCAAACCGTAAGTTTGCTGAAGAGGTTATAGAGGAGTGCGCTGCATTTCCGCTAGGTGAACACGATGACCTGGTAGATAGCATGACTCAAGCCGTAATGAGATTTAGACAAGGTGGTTTTGTGGAACATCCAGAAGACTATGAAGATGAGCCTGTATCCCACCAGCAAAGGACGTATTATTAATGAGCAAAGCTTTACAAGAGTTTTTAAAATTTGTAACTAACCTACTTAGAAAAACAGTTACATCGTCTGATAAAAAAATTCCACCAGCAACAAAAGCAGAAATAACTCAGTCGCTACAAGATGCGACACAAGTGGTTCAGCGGGACATAGATAGAATAGACGAGCAGTTGGAAGTTTTAAAAAGAATAGAAAGACAACTTACTGATGTGGGTGAACCTAGAAGAGGCGCTCAGGTTTTAGAAATTACAAAAGACAGTTCAGTTGATGACATACTTCAAGACCTAGCAAACAAAGCAGGCACATCACCTGAAGCGGCTAGACAGTCTATAATCAACAGGGCAAACGAAGCCTACCTACCTAATGACCCCAAAAGAATGAGAATGGATGATGACGTAACACTGCAAGCTTATCTACAATCTAAAATACAAATGGGTGCAAGTGATGAACTTTTAGAAGATGTGATTGAAGGAGGGGGAGCCGCCATGACCAGACCTAGAAGCATATACGACGAAATGGCGGAGGATGAGATGTTACCGTTTGGTAGATCAGGAGAGTCAGGTTTAGATGCTATCAGAAAAGGAATAGATCAAGGACTAATAAAAACACCACTAGGCACAAGAGATGATCTAGAATTTACAAAATTTTCTACGGACGATGACCTCATGTCAGGAATAGCAAGAGCAGAAAAAGCCCTTAAACAAAAAGATGTTGATTTAGAAAAAGTAGAACAGTTAATGATGGATCCTGAAAACTTTGGCAAAAGTATTGATGAGTTAATGCAAATGGTTCAAGACGATAAAGTCATACCTCTTATAAAATACATGCCAAACCCAAAACCAACAAAGAAAGCAGAAGGTGGTAGGATACACGCACAGGCTGGCCTGTTTACAGGTTTAGCAAAACTTTTATCAAAGATGGGAATGAAAGCACCAGACAAAATAGCTGACGTAAAACAAATGCAAAACGTAATTAGAGACGAGGCCACGGACTTAACAAGACGAACAGATACACCAAAAGATAAAAGAACCATCGATGAGATTGAACAAATGTTCATGGATGACCCTAGATACAAAGGTCGAACACAATCTCAAATGATGAAAGAAATTGACAAAGAAAAGATTAGAGTGGACTTTGCATACAACATGGGGATAGAACCAGAAGATGTTCCTGATGATGTTATAGAGGCTCTTTATCGAGACGGTTATCACAAACAGTTTGCAAACGGTGGCGCAGTAGGCGTTGGCAGTTTATTTAAGAGGAGAAAATAATGGCAATAGACAAAGGATTATTCGAGGCACCTAAAAAACCAACACGATCAAAAATGGTTGTTGAACCAGATGCAGCGGCACTAGAAGTACCATTGGCGGAACAAAAACCACCAATAGAAGTTAAACCAACAGAAGACGGCGGAGTAGAGATAGATTTTGATCCTGCTGCAATGGCGATGGAAGTTGGTGATCCCAACGCAAACTTAGCTGAATTATTAGAAGATGACATCTTAGATCCACTAGCTTCAGATTTAATTGGTGACTATCAAGAATATAAATCATCAAGAGATGATTGGGAGCAATCATACATCAAAGGGCTAGACCTACTAGGTTTTAAATACGAAGACAGAACAGAACCTTTTCAAGGTGCAAGTGGTGCAACACACCCAGTATTGGCTGAGGCTGTCACACAGTTTCAAGCACTAGCATACAAAGAACTATTACCTGCAAACGGACCCGTTAGAACACGCATCATGGGTAAACATACAAAAGAAAAAGAAGACCAAGCAGAACGTGTAAAAGAATTTATGAATTATCAGCTGATGGTTGAGATGCCAGAATACGAACCTGAGTTTGACCAAATGTTATTTAACTTACCACTCGCTGGTTCTACATTTAAAAAAGTTTACTACGACCAAGCGATGGGCAGATGCGTATCTAAGTTTGTGCCTGCAGAGGATTTGGTTGTGCCTTATAACTCATCATCATTAGATGATGCAGAGGCAATCATACACGTAATTAAAATGAACGCTAACGAACTTAGAAAACTACAAGTCGGTGGTTTTTATAAAGACGTAGAGTTAGGCACACCTGCTTATCATGAAGATGAAATTACAGAAGAGAAACAAGATTTAGGTGGTGTATCAACCACAAACAAAGATGAAATATTCACACTGTTAGAGTGTCATGTTGATTTAGACTTAGACGGTTTTCAAGACATGGGTGCTGATGGAGAGCCTACAGGTATCAAGCTTCCATACATAGTGACCATTGAAGAAAGCAGCTCTGAGGTTTTATCAATTAGAAAAAACTTTGTGGATGGTGATCCACTAAGAAAACGAAAAGATTATTTCGTTCACTTTAAATTCCTACCAGGACTAGGCTTCTATGGATTTGGTTTAATTCATATGATCGGTGGTTTATCAAGAACTGCTACAGCCGCTCTAAGACAACTCTTAGACGCCGGAACCTTGTCTAATTTACCAGCCGGATTCAAGATGCGAGGCATCAGAGTTCGTGATGAAGCTCAACCGTTGCAGCCGGGTGAGTTTCGTGATGTAGATGCCCCTGGTGGAACTCTTCAAGGTGCATTTCAAATGTTACCTTACAAAGGTCCAGACAACACGCTTCTTCAACTTATGGGTGTTGTTGTCAATGCAGGACAACGTTTTGCAAGCATAGCTGACATGCAAGTCGGTGATGGCAATCAAAGCGCTGCAGTAGGCACGACTGTTGCATTGTTGGAACGTGGCTCGCGGGTTATGTCTGCAATACACAAAAGATTGTATCAATCTATGAAAAAAGAATTCATGTTATTGTCTGGTGTGTTTGCAACATACTTACCACCAACTTATCCGTACGATGTTGTGGGTGGACAAAGACAAATTAAACAAACAGACTTTGACAAAAAAGTGGATATTATACCTGTAGCAGACCCAAACATCTTTTCACAAACACAAAGAATACAACTTGCAC